ATGGAACAGTCTGGTGTAGTGGGGTTAACCATCGAAGGCCAAGCCGAGCGGATCGTCAGCTTCCGGGAAGCGCCGTTCTGCACGCAGTACGTGCTGGCTGAAATGATGGGCGTCGAGCAGATCACCGAAGACGTGGTGCGCGGCTGGGTGGAGACCTACACCCTCCCGACCGTGAAGATCGGCCGTCGCCGCGTCATCAACCTGCACCGTATCCGCCGCGACATCGAGCGGGGCAAGTCGGTGTTCTGCCAGGGGGATTACGCCGATGAATGAGGCTATCGACCATGAGCGCCTACAACCGGCTTCCCCACGCATCGGACTGCGACTGCTCTGTCTGCTGGTCCCGACGCGAAATGGCGAAAACCGCTCCCTCCCTGTCCACACGCTGCGCCCAATGCCGCCCCGCCTCTGCGCGGCCGATTCGCACGCTGCAAATGGGCCGCGTCGGTGGTGCCTGGAAGCCTCTGGTCTCGGAGTGGACAGTGGAACCGGCCTTTATCTGCGAGAAGCACACGCCACCCGAGCGCCCCGCGAAGTGGTGGAGCGTTATCTACGACTCGGGCAAGCCAACGCCTTACGTGCCGATTCACGAACCGTTCGAGCTGGTGGGGTGAGCCATGGCTAATCAAGCGCAACAAGCCGACTTCTTCTGGCGCGTCTATCTCCCCATCGTTTTGCTGGCGACGGTGCTGTTCGGCTTCCCCTGGCTGGCGATGAAGATAAGCGACCACCAAACCGCCCCCGCCGAAGCCGAACAGGTCCAGGGCCGCGCTCCCGGCTCGTCGGATCACGCTTCACCGATCCGGCGAACGGAAGCACGGGCGCAGCGCACCCTTGACCCGGCACGAACCGAAACAGCCTCCGCTCGGGAGTGTGGGGAGTGCTTTTCTCCCCGCGCTCCTGAGCCCTCGGCGGCAAGAGTGGGATGACAAGGGCAAAGCCCTTGGTGTGAACCAACTAGAGAACACGCACAACGCGACGTTTTAACCCGTAGGCCAAGTAACAGATCACCTCGGCGAACTTGCGAGTTCACCGGTTCGGGATCGCTCGGCCTGCGAAAAGCAAAGCAGCGCAATAAAGCGCAACTAGAGAGGAAACACAAATGGCACGTTCGATCATGGAAGTTGCATTTCTCAGTGCTGAGAAAGTTGAGTTCGACAACGTAAAGCTGGTGAAGCTGTTTGTCGGTGACGAGCCGGACGGCAAACGTGACCTGGGCATTTCCATCCTGTCGATGAATGTGGCCGAAGAAGCCCTGGACGAAGTGTGGGGAGCCTGCGGAGGCCTCGATGTGCTGGAGCCGATCCGCGTCACCACTGAAATCGAACGCGGCTCCAAGAACACCGGCAAGTTCATCGTCCTGCACGTCGAGCCGGTTAAAGCCGCTACCGCTCAAGCACCCAAGCCGAACCCTGCCCAACAACCCGCTAAGCCTGCCGGCACCCAGCCGGAGCCGGCCAAAGCCAACTAAGGGGAGGGGGCGGCCATGTTGATCAGTGACCGAGTGATTTGCGACTGCTGCGGCAACGACATGGGCAAGCTCATGGCGCTGCCTGCCCCGCAAAGCGATCTGCTGCCGGACCTCAACCTGCCGCCCCATTTCGCCGTCTGCCCCGACTGCGAACCGCTCGAACAAGCCGCCGACCTCCTTGAGGCCGGTGCATGAATTTCCTCGCCTGTGACGGTGACTGGCTGCAAGGGGTCGATGGCTCGCCCATCTGCTCCGGGCAACTGGTCGCCCTCACGGTCGAGGAAATGCAGGGCCTCTACGGCGCTGCACTCACCTGGGAACAGGTCACCGAGCTACAGGGCGAAGCGATTGTGTTGTTCGCCACCGTGTTCGGTTTTCTGGTCCTGAAAAAAGTCCTGTAACTGCGAGGTTTATATGAAGCATTTCATTAAGAAGGTTGGCATCGGCGCTGCCGTTGTTATGTCGGCTGCTGCCGGGTCCGCTTATGCCGCTGTGGGCGCCGAAGCTACCGCGGCGTTGACGGAGGCTGGCACCGATGTCGGCACCGTCGGCACCGCCGTGTTGGGGGTCATCATCGCCGCCATGGCGTTCAAGTACATCCGTCGCGCCCTGTAACCAGGAACCGCGCACTGCATGTGCCGAAGCAAACAAACCCCGCTCCGGCGGGGTTTTCTCTTCCAGGGAAACGCCAATGAGCTACGAACTGTACGTCCTGATTCTTTCCACCCTGGCGTTTTACCTCGTGTTTTTTGGGCGGGTGTAGGGATGAAAGGGGTTCTTCGAATTGCCTTGTTGATTGCTTGTGCTTGGGGACATGCGGCCTGGGCTGAGGATTATTATTGGAGTCCCTCCGGTGGTTCTGAAGCCAACAAACGCTTTTCTTCTCCGGCTTCTGCTTGTGATGCATTTGCGTTAGCTATCAAGAATCACAATGGTTCTAGTGTTTATGTAAAGGGTCAGGTGGTTGGTACTGGTGAGACAAGTCGGACTTGTCGCGGTGTTGAATCTACTGGTACATGGCTTCAAATTGGTTATGTTTATCGTCGGGGGGACGGTTGTACGGCGCCTGCCGAATACAACTCCATAACTGGCGAATGCGTAGCGCCCGAAGAAGACAAATGCGCGTCAACTGAAGGTCAAATAATTAGTCATGAATACAATGGCGGTCCGGTTGACCGGCCGGGGCCGCCTGATGCGCCGCCATCTGCTATTTGTGAGGGTCAATGCCAATACACACGCACTAATGTTGTTAAGGGTTGTTCTCGTTTTCTTGATGGCGACAATCTCACTGACGTGTTTTGTACTGTTGAATATAAAGGCAATGGTAGTTCTTGCACTTCTGGCAATCCGTCTCCGGGCAATCCATTCGATCAGCCGCCAAGCAAACCGCCAACCAAAGCTGACCCGACATTTGCTAAAGACAGCAAGTGCGGTGATTGGGAAACGCAGGCTGACGGCACTCAAACGCGTTCATGTAATTCAACTGAGGAAAGCAAGCAGCCTGGAAAGGTTGATTGCAGCGGTGATAGTTGCAAAGCCGGCGTCCCGCCACCGGATTACAGCAAAACCGATGTAAAGCAGGACATTGAAAAGAAACCCAATCCTGACGGCTCGACTACCACTAAAACCGATACCACAACTGACAAGACCAGTTGCAAGGGCGTGAAGCCCTGCACCTCTACCAGCAAAACCGAAACCACTACCAGCGAGGAGGATGCTGAAGGTAAGCCGGGCGACTCAAGCTACGAATGCACCGGGACCGGTTGCAATAAAGAGGGTGGATCGGAAGAGGAAGGCGAAGAAGGGCCGGAACGTGAAGCCTCGGTTGGGACCTGTGATGCAGGCTTTTCATGCAGTGGCGACGCCATCGACTGCGAAATCCTGCGTCAGCAAAAGGAACAGCTCTGCCTTGCGCAAGAGATGACCGATTTCGAGAAGCACAAGCCTGGAATCGAGGCAGCAGTCACCGGCGACAAGTTTGAGCTGGATGAGGGAAACGGCGTTATCGATATCCCTTCGTTCGTAAACAAAGGCACGCGTTTCCTGCCTTCCACTTGCCCAGCCGCGGAGAGTTTTAGTCTGTCCGTGGCTGGTGGGCGCTCTTTTGAAATCAGCTATGAGCCGCTATGCCGCGCCGCCAGTGATCTGAGTGGTTTGTTCGTGGCGGTGGCCACCGTTCTCGCCGCGCTCTATGTAGGCCGCTCCGTAGGAGGCCAGTAAATGCAGTTCCTGTTCATTGTTCAGATGCTCGTCATCGTCCTTGGTCCGCTGGTGAAAATGGTGTTGAAGATGATCGGCTTCGGCTTCGTCACCTATATGGGCTTCAACCTGATCATCGGCGAAGCTCAGGAGTACTTGTTTGCTTATATGGGCAATGTGGGCCCGGTAATTCAAGGGATTCTTGGGCAAGCGAAGTTCGATGTGGTGGTGAATCTGTATTTCGCGGCGATCTCCACGCGTTTCATCCTGGCCGGGATCGACAAGGCCACCGACCGTCGTCGTGCTCAGGTCTGGCATAAGCCGGGCGGCACCTCCATTGAAGCCTAAGGAGGCGCCATGCTCGTTATCCGCACCGGCAAACCCGGCCACGGCAAGACCCTGAACACCATCCGCGAAGTGGACCAGAAAGCCCATGGCGAAGGTCGGGTGGTCTACTACCACAACATCAACGGCCTCAAGCCCGAACTACTGCAAGCGCAGTGGTTCGAGTTCGAAGACCCAGAAAAGTGGTTCGAGCTGCCGGCCGACTCGATCATTGTCGTCGACGAGGCCCAAGGCTGGTTTGGCGCGAGAGACCCGCGCGCCCGTCCACCTGAGCACATCACCCGCTTCGAGACCATGCGCCACCAAGGTCACGAAGTGCATCTGGTCACGCAAGACCCGCGCTATCTGGATGTTCACTTGCGCCGCCTGTGCAACAGCCATATTCACTACTGGCGAGTCTTCAAGTCGGCCCAGCTGCTGCGCTTCGAGTCCGAAGTGGTGGTGGAGAAGGTCGAAGTCAAAACCAGCTTCAAGGATGCCGACAAGAAGTCGCTGCGCCTGGATAAGCGCTACTTCGGCGCTTACACCAGCACCAACGCCAAGCACCACTTCCAGACCAAGGTGCCGACCAAGTTCATTTTGGCGGTGTGCGTGATCATCGGTGCCGCAGTTCTCTTTTATCGTGTTTATGAGCGCTACAACGGCGGAAAGGCCGCGCCCGTCGCCGATGGTGGCGCGCCTGGAAGCATGGTCGATCAGGTGCGGGATACCGTAGGCGCGTTTATCCGCCCCGCGGGGGATGGTCAGGCTAGCGCTCCCGAAACGATCGCCAGTTATATCGGGCGCCGGGTCCCTCGGGTGCCGCAGATACCGGCCTCAGCGCCTATCTACGATGAGCTGACGCGGCCTGTCTCATTCCCTCGGCTCTACTGCATGTCCAGCACTGATCCCGACACCTATGCACGAGAGTTCGGGCGTATGGCGCATGCCGTGGTGAATGGCGTCCCTACCGTGTGCCAGTGCTACACGCAGCAGAGCACCCGCATCGAAACCGACTTCGCCTTCTGCAATCGGGTGGTTGAGTACGGCTTTTTTGATCCGACCATTCCCGACCGCTCCGGCAGCTCTCAGCGTCCAGAAGCTCAAAGCCCCCAACGACCCTCTCAGCCTGCCGCACAGCCCGTGGTCGCTCAGCCATCGGGCGGCGGCAGTTTGACCGTCGTTCCGTACCAGAAGGGGCAATTCCTGTGGTGATGACCGTCAGCGCGTCACTGCACGCACGGCGAGTCACGAGCCGGCGTGCTCGCGCGCTGACGTCCCTGTAGCACGTCAGATAAACCCTAGTAAGAAACCAGAGTAATCCAGAGTGAAGGGGAAAGCGGAATGGCGAATAAGGATTTCAAAAGAATCGACATCCTGACTGGCTTGGAAGATTGTCGCAGCCGACTGTTTGTTGATTCGGGCACCGCTCGGATAGTCGATCTATCGGGTGTTCGGCTGCTCCGTTGTGGTGTCGATACGGTCCGTCAGCTCTATCGCGGGTTGATCCGCCCGGAAATCATGGCGCTCTTCGAGAAGCCGGGCGCGATGGTCGAATTCGCCGGCGAGTTTTGGCATGCGGGGCGTGTTGGCCGTGACTCGGGTTACCAATACAAGCTCCAGAACGCTGACCTCGGCTTCATCCTGCTGATCAAAAACTTCAACGCCAAGCTAGAGCAAATCGGGCCGCACCTGAAAATCGAGGTATCACCTCATGCCATCGACGCGCTGTCGCCAGAGCGCCTGCAAGAACGGATGGACTATTACGCCGCAGCGGTTATGACTCATCGGGAACGCAACCAGTGCGCCGTTCACCTCGCATTGGATATTCAGGGCTGGGAGCCGCCGACTGACCTGACCGCCCGTATGCACTGCCGCGCACGCGCTGTGCGTGATATTTCTGGGATCAAAGAAATTCAGTGGACGATGGAGTCAGCCACCTACGGCAAGGGCCAATCCTTTCTATTTGGCTCAGCTAATGGGGTTCAGCTCGGCATCTACAACAAGACACTCCAGGCTCGCGCTCATGACAAGCTCGATTTCTGGGAAAGCGTCTGGCGTCGCAGGGATTCATTCGATGCGACCGATCCAGATAACTACGATCCCGATTCTGATGTGTGGCGTATCGAGCTGCGCTATCACCATTCGGTCATTCAACAGTTCGCTAGCGGCTCGATCAGCGCAAAGACTGGCGAAGCCATCGAGACGGATTCGTTCGCAGCCTTCGCGCCCCATCTAGACGGCCTGTGGCGCTACGGCCTACGCCAGTTCAAGTTGCTGCATCGTCCTGGGCAATACGAACCGATTTGGACGCTCATTCGGGATGATGTTCGCGTCGATTTGCCCATCGACTCCCTGGTCGATGAAACCGAATACAAGCGGTACTACAAGACCAGCCGCGGCTTCAGTGGCAAGAACGTTGAGCTGTTCCTGGGAAACTTCGTAAGCCTGCTGGCACGGGAGCGAGTGGGCGCTAAACAAGCCTTCGACCGGCTGCGCGAATGGGAGTGCTGGCCGGTGATTCGCGACCATTACGCCTCGAAGGATATGAGCGAGCGCGACCTGTACAAGCACATCAAGAACCTGCTGCAAGAGCGGCATGTTCGGTGGGGGCGTGCTGTATGACGGCAAGGAAGGATGGGAAAACCTGGACTGCTGACTTCTATGAGAATGGAAGGGCGGGGCGGAGGATCCGCAAGAAAGGCTTCCTGACAAAAGCGGCTGCGCAACGCTATGAAACCGAGTTCTTAAACAGTCTGAAAGAAACCGGGCGCCCGTTGGATGATCGGCTATCGGATCTGATCAAGCTCTGGCACCAGTTGCACGGTTGTACGCTCAAGGACGAGAAGACCCGCTTGGCTAGAACCTTGGCGATCGCAGAACGGCTGGGCGATCCTCTCGCCACTGAATTCGACGCGTTGGCTTGGGCGCGCTATCGCCAGCAGCGTTTGAAGGTCGCTTCGCCGCATACGGTTAACCATGAACAGCGCTACCTGTCGGCGGTGTTTTCGGAGCTGCTACGACTTGGCGCGTGGGTAGGTAAAAATCCACTCGGCAGCATTCGTCAGATCAAGACGGACCAAGTAGAGCTGACATTTCTTTCCTTGCCGCAGATCCGCCAGCTACTCGAAGAGTGCAAGCGATCAATCAACAACCACACGTACCCCGTTGCGCTGCTTTGCTTGGCCACTGGTGCTCGTTGGGATGAGGCCGAAACGCTCGCTCGATCCGCGATCTACGGTGGTAAGGCGCACTTTCACCGGACCAAGAACCGTCAGTCCAGATCGGTGCCGATACCGAAGGACGTTGAAGAGCTGGCATTGAAGCTGGGCATGCCGGGAAACGGTCGGCTGTTCATGTCTTGCCGCTCCGCATTTCGAAGCGCCTACAAACGATGCGGGTTCAATACGCCAGGGCAGATGACCCACATCCTGCGGCACACCTTCGCCAGTCATTACATGATGGCCGGTGGCGACATTCTCAGCCTGCAGCGAATCCTGGGGCACTCGTCGATCACTATGACGATGCGTTACGCGCATCTGTCGCCGGATCACCTCGAGTCAGCGCTACGGCTCTCTCCGTTGGCTCAAGCAGAGCATGCGGTCACCGCGTGTTGACGGCGCAGCCAGGCGGTGTATGATTGATTAACGCTTAACGTTAAGGATTAAAGC